CGCACCGCACGCACCGCCGTTGAACGCGCCTACATCAAAGGCTTGGACCAGGCCGCCCGTGACATGAAGATTGAACTGAGCATGGACGGCACCGATCAGGACGCGATCGACTACTTGATGAATCAATGGCACGGCGTTGCGACAACCCTGCCCGAGTTCACAACCGAGCAGCGCGATGCATTCTCGCAGGTGATAGAAACCGCCTACAAAGAGCCGGGCAAGTTCGAGTTGCAGGACATGGTCAAGCAGATGAAGGAAGTGGCCGACACTGAGAAGTTCAAGTTGGAACGCATCGCCCGCACGGAAACGACACAGATCAGCAACAACGGGCGCGTGAACGGATATCTCAAGGACCCGGACACTGCCAAGGCAAAGTATGTGTGGTCGATCGCGCCGGATGCTTGTGCTGCCTGCAAAGCGATCGCTGCCCAGGGACCTATGACGATTGAGGAGCTGCGTACCCTTACAAATGGCTTCTGCGTGCATCCTAACGACAGATGTACGGTCATACTTGCATTGGAGGGGCTGCTGTGATTGAGGTGCGTGTTGAAAGCGAGGAGCTCAAGAAGTTCCTAACTAACCTGCACGACGGCATCCCTACACTGATCGGGCGCATCAACCGCGCCGTCGGGCAAGTGGTGTTCACCTTCTCGCAGATGTGGTGCCCTGTGCGCAAGGGCACGCTCAAGAAGTCCGGGTACGCGCGTCAGGAAGGCCAAGACTTTGCGATTGGCTACACTGCGCCCTATGCCCCCTATGTTGAGTGGGGCACAAGCAAGATGCGCCCGCGTTCGTATCTGCGCACGGCCTGGATAATGACCAAGGGCAACATGTCGGGGATAGTGAAGCGCGTGATCGCGCAGTACATCGAAGAATCGAAGGGGTAAAGGAGGCAAAGTGAATGGTAGCAACAGTGGAGATATGCGAATCGAACACGGCGGGCGAAACGATCACACACAATGTCGGCAACATCAACTTCGGGAACACCGATGCGCCGAACATCGTTGTTGCGGATTATCCCGTCACGGCAGGCGAGTATTCGTACATCAAGTACATCCGGCTGCACCTGACGGCGTTGGGCGGTTCGAACAAGATCGAGAAGACACGGATATGGAAATCTGCCGGGGCCTATGTGACTGGCGAAGATATCCAGACGAATCTCAAGACGAGTGGTTACTCGCCAGCATCTTACGCCACACCAGTCAAGACCATCTTCTCCGATCAGACGCTGCCAACGGCTGACCCGGTGACGGCGAACCTTGGCATAGCAGGTTCGCTCACGGGGGCGTTGACGGCAACGGGATATTCCGACTACTGGAAGATGCAGTTTCAGACATCGGGCTCCACGCCGCCTGGGAATGTGAACACCAAGACGCTGACGATCGAGTACGACGAGAGCTGAATAGATGAACTACCACAGTTGGGAAATTGAAACAAGGGCCGGCGCAATCGTGCGGGGCGAAGACAGCTTCCCATGCGATGCGCTGAAAGCATCAGCCAAGAAGCTGACGGTCGAATTCCCCGACGGTTTCAAAGAGGCAGTGCATGTGCCTGCCGGCCATAAAGCGGTGTTGTTCAGAAAGGTCAGGGTTGAAGTCCACATCGGGGAAAACGGTGCCATCCAGCAGGAGGCGCATGCGCCGAACCATCATGCAGATTATCACATCGGCATCGAGGACGGCCGGGGCAAGCGCACGGAGCGCATGATCATGATGAGGAAAGGAGCGAGGGTCGTTGATGCATAATGGCAACGAGATTTTACTTCCGCAACACGACGGCTGCCGAGCCGAAGCCCAATGCGAAGCAGGCGGCTACTACGATCACCCAATGGCTCGTGAGTACCTTGGGCGGGGGGCAGGACGGTTCCTCGACGGCCTATCCTTGCGAGATGCTCACGGCACCGGGAGCATCCAATGCGACCATAGGGGGCTCAGTTACAGAAACGGGCGCAGCGCACTACGCATGGGTCAAGCAGTTCATTTCGCCAGCACTCGCGGCGCAGACGATCAGCGGAACATTCTCCTTGGTGTGCGACTTCAACGAGAGCAACGCCCTGCACAACATGAACCCGCACATCTTCATCTATGTTTGGAAGGCAGACGATTCGGGTTCACGGGGCACGCTTTATGCGGTGGCAACATCGACGCTGGAAGCGGATACGACCAACGGTTCGCTTCAAACATTCACATTCGCATCTTACACGCTTTCGAGCCTTGCGATCAGCGCAGGCGATCGGATAGTCGTCGAACTGATGGCCTACGACAACAACACCAAGACATCTGCCTACAGCCACATCGTCGGATTGAACGGCGCGGCAGCAAGCGGATACGAGAGCTACATCGAGTTCTCGATGAACATCGCATTTCCATCGGCTGTGCAGCAAATACAAAAATCATCAGCGGGGCGCGTGAAGATCATCCCGTCGACCACCAAGAATGCGGCGGCACGGATTCGGAAAGTGGGCGCATCATCGAAGGGAGCTGCAGCGGCCGTCAAGAAAACGCAATCGGGCACCAAGGGAGCGGCGGCAAGAGTGCGTTTGCTCGGTTCGATACCGAAGCAAGCCGCTACGCGAGTGTTGAAGAAGACATCATTGACGAAGGGGTCGGCTGCGCGGGTGAAGGGCATAAGTTCGAAGCACGTATCCTCGGGCGCAAGGGTGAAATGGATATTCTCCTTGGACACCACATCGGGGGCGTGGGTCAAGGTGATCGGGGAGAAGGACTTGCCATCGACTGCCAGAGTGCGTGCGGTGCAGCAGACGGCGAAGGATGCGGGCGCGCGCGTGCTGAAAGTGACCATGATCGAGAAGGGGGCGGCTGCGAAGGTGAAAACATCGCACATAGTCGGTTCGATGGAAATGCTGTCGGGCGCGATCATCAGGAAGGAGCAGGAGATCCTCATCTACTCGGGCGCGTTCGTTCACGGTGTAGGAAGAAAGGAGGTTATGTCGGGGGCAGCCGTCATACCAGCTCCGACATTCAACGCGGTGCGAGAATGGTTCAGGTTCTTCCGCTGCAAGGAATGCGAACATTTCCTGACGCTCAACCCGGATGTGACGGTCATAGTGATCGACGCGATCACGGGCCATATACTGCAGGACGAGACAATGGCGCTTCACGAAGGGGGATGAGTTAATGCCAGGGTTCGAGGAAACAGAAAACGAAATCAGATACCGCGTCCGCGACCCCGGACAGTTTGATGATTACGGCCGCAAGGAGATCGCGCCCGGCGTGGCGCTGCTGCTCGGGCATAACAAGCAAAGTGGTGAATGGGAAGTGCAGGCGATCAGGTTCGACAAGCAGAACTTCACCCTTGCCCAGGCCGAGGCTTGGGTACGCGATCACCCGGATGTGACCAAGATGCATTCGAAGCATGCGCCCACAACTGCGCGGTATCGGTTCAAGATTGACACGCCACTTACCAAAATGGAGGGCACGATTGATTCCGAACACTTCTACATCTATGGGGATGCAAGCGTTGAAGTAATCGACAAGGAGAACGACAAGATCACGGAAAAGGCTCTTGCCAGCGGATTGCCACAACTACTGCGGCGCGCACGCCTGTCGCTTGTGCATACCGACATACTCCTGGGGCCTATCCTTGACGAACTCGATTACAAAGGCACTAAGTACCGCACGGCTGTCAGCGATGGTCGGCTCACACTTGTGGGTGATATTTGGAACGACACAAAGATGTGCCGGCAGGTACGACAAGGTATCTTGGACGGCATCTACAAATCCTTCTCGATCAGCGGCGAGGCATTGGAATCCAACACGGTATGTGATCGTGACGGATGCTTCAACAAGATCGACAGGATGGATTTGAGCGCAGTAGCAGTTTGCGAGGAGGGCATGAATGCCCCCTCGAAGTTCACGCTTCTGGGCAAGGCTGATGATTTCGCTCTAGCAGGCGAAGTCGCTGCCAGCCCGGATAACATCCAAGGGGGGATGCACATGGAAGACAAGCCAAAAGAAACCATGCAGCCAACCGTTGCCGACAAGGCATCGGGCGATCAGCCCAACTCCCCGAAATCGCCCGAGGTAAAGCAAGAGCCGCCCGCGCCGGTGGACGAAAAGCCGGTGCCAACTGAGGAACCGAAGCCCGAGGAAACATCCGTACAGGATGCAATGAAGGCGCTGTTCGATCAGGTGAAGACAGTGGGCGATGCTGTTGCAGCTTTGTCAGCGCGCGTTGGCGCAATCGAGCAGGGAAACCAAGCCCAGGCAACTGCGGCCGCTGGAAAGGCTGCAGCCGAAAAGGCTGCTGCAGACAAGGCGACGGAAGATGCCAAGGCTGCGAACGCAAGTCCCGAATCACCTGCCAAGAAAACCTTGGCAAAGGAGGCGGGCGGCCAACAGTTCGGCAAGCCAAGCGGCAAGTCGAATTGGCAGGAGGTCGGCGAGCAGGTCAAGAAGGCCGGGGGCCTTAACAAGCCAGGTTCGCCAATGCTCCAAGGGAAGAAGAACAAGAGGTGAGCCACATGACGGCCTATGGAAATGTCGTTGATTTCATCAACGGCTACTACGAGGACATCTATGGCGACCAGTTCGGCGAGGCACTACGCCTTGACGATGTGTTGCGGAAGGTGGACGACCCGGCGCTGTCAAGCGACACCGGGATGGGCACTGCGGCTGCCACTGCGGGTATCTTCTACTCGTTGGTGTACGACGCGAAGGTCTTTTCGCTTCTGCCCCTCAAGCAGTTGACGGGCGAGAAGGTCAAGATCATCACGACCGATGAGGCGACCACAGGAGGCATTGCCGAGGCGGCTGCGCTTGCCGACTCCGATGTGCCGACCTTCGCCGAGTACACCTTCGCAGAGAAGGAAGTTATGAGCAGGTGGCAGTTCACGGACAAAGCGGAACGCATGACGAAGTACCGTGCAGGCGCGGTCAGCAACGCTGACTTCGCAGAGTACTTCCGGGTGAGGCACCCGCGCGCGATCGAAGCCATGCTGCTCAAGGACAGCAACACCTTGGCGGGCTACAACTTCGAGAGCTTGGACCGGCTGATATCATCCTACAATGAGATCACCGGCGATGGATACACGGCAGGTGATTCCGACCCATACACCGAAGCGGTGTCGAGCATCAACAGGGACGGAGCCACAAGCACGGTGTACGATTCGCAAGTCCTCGAGTACGACAGCACGCCGCAGGCGCTAACATTGACGAAGATCGAGACGCTGATCGAGCAGACGCGCACCTATGGCGCGGACCCTGCAAGGCAGGTGTTCGTGACCGGGCAGGATACCTACAGGCGCTGGAAGGCCCTGGTGTCGCCTGGGCAGCGGTTCGGTGAGTGGCAAGGCAAGAAGACCCTTGTCAACGGAATCGAATCTGCGGCCGGGGCCGATGCGGGCCTCGAGTTGAGATCCTGGGACGGTACCCCGATCGTTGTGTTGGACACGACGATCATGCCGAAGGAGGCCGACGAGGCAAGCAGGATACTCCTGCTCGACCTTGAGCATATCTCCTTCTGGATGAGCGTGCCGACCACCGTGATGACTTCGGACAACCGGGTTGCCAATGACTTCCTGGGTGTGGACAACATCGTGCTGACATGCGGCGAGCTAATCTGCACGCGGTTCTGCAGCCAAGGGAAGATCAGGGACATACTCTGAGCCATTTGCTCACCTGAAGGGGGGAAACAAATGACAAGAGTAGCAGCAAATGAGCACTGCCCCATCTTCGGCGCTCCGGAGGGAAGCTCGTTCAACGCATCCGCAAAGTTCGGTGAGTTCGGGCAGGCAGCCGGCGTATCCATGAGTGTTGACCCTGATGGCAACACCGCGCCACTGCTCGGGCTGTATCCCGAACTGAAAGCGGCCGATGCCGTGTTGCCCGCACTAGCGGTCGTCGCAGGACTGTATAGCCGATTCTTGGTCAACAAGGCGCAGACCAATGATGTGTCGTGCTTCGGTGCGGAACTGCAGATGCGGGTCAAGGCGAACCTAGCGAACGGGCAACACGCAGGTGCATGGCTCTATTGGGAGCAATCCGGGACGGTCACAACGACTACGATCGAAGCCGGCGGGATATGCACCGTCGAATCGGAGGCGGGCCTCACGGCCACATACCTGCATGGCTTGGGCATTGATTCCAATGTCCATGCGAGCGCGA